TTGTATCAGCATACATCATAACATCTCTACCGTCTTTAACTGCAGTAACGCTATATTTTAGAAACTGAGGAGTTAACTCATCTAAGTCAGCTTGCGGAATAGTAGTATATCCTATTCCTTTTTTTGAAGGAATAGGGTTAATGACATACGGACTGTTAGGTAATTCATTACCGGATGCATCCATTACGTTTAATGAGATAACACTTACTGTAGTTAAATCAATTCGTTTTTGATCTGCATTTTTAATGTCGAACTCAATGGTATTGTCAATACCATTATAAATTTTTACGTTTCTTTGATACACTGATGTAAACTCCACTGTGAACCCAACCAGATCAGCAATAAGCTCGACTCGGTTTGGGTATAAATAGCTTGATATTTTTTGCATTGGCAATATCCTTTATATATATTTATGGCAAACTTAAGAGATAACATAGAACAAAATTTACCATTTATTAGCGTATTAAACTACGGAAGCGACGAGTATGTTGGTATAATCATTAACCAAGATCAGTATGTAACTAGTTTTTACGATTTAAATGCAATTCAGACTGCTGAAGGCAAAGCTTCTTTTTTAGAAATAGGAGAGATATGGTGGTGGGAATCAAATCGACAATTTCCAATTTCTATTTTTTGTAGAGAGGAAATACGACCGTTTGCGTATGCTATTAAAACATTCAATAGTAAAGATACCCGCATTATATTAGGTCCAGTAGTTAATTTAATGAACCTAACAGTTAAACGAGTTAAACGAAAATCTGTCCAACTCGTCCGAAAACCTACCCGTTAACCTGATCACATATTAAATTCATTTGTACAATAATTGCCATAGCATACGCTATTGCATGAGATTTACGAAATGCATAACCGGTGTCAGCGTCGGTGTGTCCCCATATTTCGTTCATCACCGTAGTCCATTCTTTCCCAATCAAATAACGTTTCGCCGGTCTTATCATAGCTAGGACTGCAGCTAATTGTTCCACCGAAGTCGGCTGCATCTGTTTCAGAATATCTGTGTGCCCGTTTATATGAAATAGTAGATTTACAAAATCTTCTTGAAGTAGTAGTTCCCATATTGGTTCAATTCCCATTAAGTGTAGTAAATGATCATTATCTTTAATGTCTTTGTATATGCTAACATTTAAAAAATCAATCTTAAAATAACCCCTATCCTCGGCTTCTTTATAGTCAATTGTACTCACTCCTGAGATAGGATTATGCGGAATACTTTGACAATAAATGCCGGTGTTATGTTTCTTAAAAGCGTTTTCGTTTCTAATGGCTGCCGTGACATGTTTGATCTTTGATAACGCAGTTGATCTGTCAAAGAAATCTAAATCAATGTCTGGCATATGTGAAGAACCTCCAATTATAAAGCGGTTTTATTACAACCTCAATATTTATGTTCATAGATTACTCTCTGTAACCACAGTCTTTACAAGCTCTACATCGTGTGGCAAATGTTTAAACTTAGTAAACCAAAATGGTATATCTAACACATTACTCACTGCTGCAAGCTGTTCGTCATTAAAACGTTTTATCATTAGCTTGCCTTGATTAGAATTTAATACAATCCACGGACTAATCTTACCATCTTTAATATCGTACATTGCTCTATTTAAACTTACGTATGAGAAATAATGATTCCATTGTGAATTATTAGCATCACTCCACGCTAACATGTGAGTAATACTACGTTCTAATGCAGTTTCTACAGATTCTGTTCTAATTAAGTCTACAACGTATTTGTCGTATAGATCATCTCTACACCAATGATCTAATTTAACTCCACTAGTAACTACATAAGTTATAAACTTATCAGGATACAATGGTTTTACGTTACTAACAAAACTTCCAAACTTAACAAATGCATTGTAATATGGGCTTTTACAAAAGTCATCATATGTTTTCTTACCATGGAAGTTTTGTGTTTTTTGATAAAATGTGTTATACGTTTCAAACCCTAATACTACGTGCTTATCTCGTTGTGCTAATGCTCTACGTTTTGGCTCGCAGACATGTACTGCAAGCGTAGATTCTTTTACAAATTTACTGTTGCAGTATTGACATTGGAATGGTTTGGAAGTTGCTAGATTCATTTTTTCAATTTCTTTTTAATTTCTTTATCATCAAACCCGTATTCTTTAGCAAGGTTGACTAATTCTTTATCTGTTGTTAATGATGCAAGCATCTCAACTTCTTTCATTTTCATACTAGGATGCAATTCAGATAAGAATGCAACTTTTTTATTATCAACATTACCTTTTTTCTTAAATCCAATCCATTCGTGAAAGAATGTTTGTTCTTTATCATACGAACACATACATAGTAACATCCATAATAGCTTAGGGTGTTTTTGTAAATCAAACCAGTATCTATTATAACAACCATTTACTGATTCAACGTAATGTTCTTTTATTTCTCGAGATTGACCTTTAACATTACTAATATATCGATTTAAAATAAACAATTCGCCTTTAAGTGCTTTTTGGTTACTTTCGTCAAGCATATCCCATAAGTCATTAAGGCCTAAATCAACTGCATTAATCTTTTGTTTTAATTCTACCTTTTCGCTTAATTCTTCTTTGCTCATTTGGTGCCTTTGTGATTTCTTATAATAATTTGTCTAAATGGATTAATTCACTGTTTCTTGAAACTTCTTTTACAAAATATGCACATGGTGGTTTGTATTGTTGTCTTATTGGTGTTGCTAATAAATGGCCTATTTTCATTTTAGGAAAATACCATTTAACATCATTATAAAAATTTACTATTTCTATTTTCATAAATTCAATTCTAAAATCAGATATTGGATTAAAAATTAATGCATCAAAACCTCTATCATTTAAGCTAGTTAATGGTAATATTTCGATATGTGTTGCACTACTACTGTCGCCCACTGCAATACACCAATCAATTGGCATAGTAACTTCACTATCGCCTATTTTTAATACCATTGCAGGTGCATTAAATGATTCTAAATATATTAATGGTGAAAAGAAAAAATCCGGATCTTGCGGATTACTATTGTCTAACACACCAAATCGCATACTATCGTCGACTTCATCTGGCAGACTATTGAGCGAAAACCACTCATTGTTAACTGTTAATATATTCATTTCCAATCTACCTTATTAATTTCAAATTTATATTTTGCATCTTTATAGAACTTTTTTCTTTCTGCAAGATGTCTTTTAGCATACTTACACGTACTTGTAATGTCATAAATTTGCACAAAGTCTTTATCGTGTGCTTTTCTAATTCCTCTACCTATACTTTGTATAACCCTTGTAAAACTTTTACCTGATTCGATTAACACTAAATTAAAAATACGTGGAATATTAATACCAACTGCTGCTACACCATAAGTTGCTACAATAATTTTATTTGTCGATGTTTTAATTTCGTCGTATTCTGTTTTTCTATCTTTTGTTTTTACATTACCTGATACAAATACAGCATCTGGAATATTTTCGATTAATATCTTGCCGCTTTCGATACGACCAACTAACACTAATGTGTTACCCGTTTCTGCAATTTCGTTAATTTGATCGCTAATAAATCTCATACGGTCTTCATTTGTAACTTGATATGTTATCTCATCCGAATATGCCCTAAACTCTTTTAAATCAATTAGCTGTAATACTTTTACATGGCAGTCTGATAACACGCCTGCTTCTTGTAACTCGTATGCTTTGATACCTCCTATTACTGGTCCAATACTTGCAAATATTTGTTCGTATTCAAACTTTTCTTTAGGTACAGTACCTGTTAACCCCCAACGAATCGGTGCATTACATAAATTATGCGTAAGTAAATTTTTTAGTACATCTGCCTTTGCCATATGCACTTCGTCAACAATTACAGCAGTTACACCATCTAAAAATTCTGCTAATGATATAATATCGTGTTCGTGATTTTTACTTTTCTTGTCTAGTATGTTAAGACTTTGCCATGTGCATATTGTATGAGTTTTGTTTATATCTTTTTTATCGCCATAGTACATACCAACATCTAACCCAACGCTTACAAAGTCTTCATGTGTTTGTTCTACTAAACTCTTATTTGGAACAATAACAATTGTACGGCCATGCGGTTCGCATATGTGTGCTAGTGTTGCTGTTGTAATTGTTTTACCTGCACCAGTTGCAATCTCTTGCAATGCTTGTGTTTGCTCTAAGAATTTATTAATGGCGTCAACTTGATAGTCACGTAACATAATTGGTTGTCCTTCTTGAGCATGTCCTACTGGCCATACCTTACCTTGATCTGCCCAATATGTTTCTGTAACTGGTATAAACTCTAACTTATAATGATTTCGCAGGTCTTCTATTTCATCTATCTCAACACCGCATTTATTCATTATTGCTAAGATAGATTCTAAATTATTTAAATATCCTGTCCCACCTAACCCAAATAGACTTACTGTACCGTCCCACCTGCCTAACTTAAAGGCAGGTTGATATCTAGCATACGGTACTTCGTACTTAAATGCGTTTACTAATTTCTTACGCACGTCTAATGGTAAATGATCAAATTTAATATTAACTTCGTCTTTTATGACTAATTTAACTCCCATATGTTCCTCGTTTCAATTATTGGTTCTGTTGGAGTATATGTAATAATTAAATCACTACACGTTGCATATACTGCCGTTTTACTTTGGCGCAATGTGTTTTTAATGCAAAGTACGCTCATTGGTTTCCATCCTGTTTTAAGAAAGAACTTTGGTAGTTTACCGCCTAGCACACCTGCAACAGCTGTTGAATCATCTAGCATACTATTATACTTTCTATTTGCAATTCCGTCATTAAATATTTTGCCATCAGGCGTATTATCTAATCTAAAATAGATACCAATGTTATCTGTAATTCCATTTTTAGTTAACGCAGTTGACAATTCATTAAACTGAGTAATTGTTATTAACGGAGTGGTTTGATCAAACACTACTAACATCGGCAACCTTTTTAATTCAACTAATGACTTAACAACATTAGATAGTGTATGTGTATTACTATCAATCCATATTTTTGTTTTAGTACGATTAGCAATAGTTTCCGTTAATGTATTATTATTACACGCAACATGGTTAGTGTATTGATATCGATGTTTACGGTCTTTAATTAATAAGTCGTTTAAATCGATATTATCACCTAAATCATTATCAATTGCATGTTTAAACATTGGAAAATTAATATTTTCGAGTAAGAACTGGCTTGCTATATTTGCGTTATCCCACGTAATAATAGTATTGTATACTGCTTGTAACTCGGGAGAAACTTCAAAGTTATATTGTTCTAAGTTTTTCATTACAGTGTATAAATTTTGTTCTGTGTAATCTGCAATATAAAACGACCCAGATCTTACTTGATGAATTACAGATGATAGCGGTTTTAGGTGATTACGTATAGTAGATGAGAATGTAAATTCAATTGCAATTACTCCTGTATAGTTATCACGTAACCCATTGTATTCCGGAATAGCAGTTGAGCCAGCCGGAATATGGTATATCTTCTTAACATCTGGAAGTACACGAAACGGGTGTTGCCATTGCGGATTATCTAAGTATTCTTTGTAATCAGCGTTAGCTAATAACATAAATGGCGTGTATAACTGATTACTTAAAATTGCAAGTAACAGCGTACCTTGTTTTTCAGTAATATATGTAGTGGACTGCATTGCAGTATGTAAGCTTCGCAATGTTTTATTATCTCTTGACGAGAAAGGGGGAGTTGTAGTCATTGCTTCAAGAAATACAAAATGAAGCAAGCTGTCAATCGTAGTCATGTGTTATACACCTTATAGTAGTGACGGGCACTAAGCCCGTCATATTAATTAAATTGTTGCGTCTTCCATACCTGCACATCTTAATCGTATAATATTGCTTAATGCATACGATTTTTGATCTAAGGCTTTTGTAATACCCAACCATTGATTTCTTAGTAAAGCAAATTCGTTAATAATCTGTTCGTACTCAATTACATCATCTTCACCTTCGACAAATTTTTCACAATCGCGACTGCTTAACGCTCTTGCGTATGTTTCTAAATATTTTCTAAAGTGATAACTCTTTAATCGTTTAAGTTCGATATTAAGGAACTCAAGGATAGCTTCAATTTCTTGAAGCTGTCCATATCTATGTTCTACAATGCCTGGCATTGCTGCAGACGCACGTTCTACATTTCCTACTATTTTACACTCTTGTCTAGCACTTGTCAATTCTGTTTGAAAATATGCAATACCATCATGTAATTTTGTTATGTCGTTAGCTATTGTAGAATACCAACTCATTAAAACTCCAAATCTGTATAATCATCGTCGTCATCGCTATTATCTTCTAAGTAATAAGTAATAGCTTGATCTAAAACAGGATCGATACCTGTTGCACCTTGGAAGGTACGATCACTAGCACCAAAATCTGCTAGTAATTCAATAAATCTTTCAGCAGCAATTTCTGCTTGTTTCTTATCAATGTAGTCTGCAAATAATAACCATACATCAGCAATTTGTGTTTCATTCAACATTTTCGTCCTCCGTGACGTATTCATCATCAATATCATCAATGTCATTAGATATTAACGGTTGATCAGTAAATTCAGCCATTGCTCTTTCAAGAGCACCGTTAGCATTACTTTCCCACTCTTTACGGTATTGTTTAATTTCAGTACCGTCAGTAGCCACGTATTTAAGTCTATTACCATCTTTTGATAGCATACCTTTTTTCTCAAATAAGTCAACTAACCCACTAAATGGATTCATACCTGTAGTATACGGGATTTTAATTTGCAAAGTTTCAAATGGTTTAGCATAACGAGTTTTCATAATCTTGCATGATGCGCGAATACCGTTAACTTCACTAACTTTGTTACCATCTAAATCTTCTTTTAGTTTAAGTTTTTTCATTGCTACTACAATGCTTGATGCATAAACAAATCCCTGTCCGCCTGATATTTTGTCATCTGGGTCAAACATATCTTGACTTGCATACGTGTGATTAGTACATACTAATCCAACATTGTGACTGCCAAACATATTAACGCAATTACGAACAAGTGCAGTAAGTGCTTTAGGTTTACGACCCATATCACCTTTTAAATCACCTGCTTCAAATTGATTAATATCAGTTGGAGTTAGTAACATACCTAATGAATCAACTACAAACAATACTTTTGGTTTGTCTTCCATTGCTTTATATTCTTTCATAAACTCACTAATAGTTTTAGCTACATCATCAATCATAGCCATATTAAGTTTAAGAAGTTTTTCTTCAGTAGTGTCTACACCTAATGCGTGTAGCCATGATTCGTCAAGTGCATTTTCTGAATCAATTAGTACTACATATATTCCTTGTTCTTGTGCATTCTTAACAATGTTACCTGAACAAATATAACTTTTGCCTGCACCAGATTCGCCTGCAAACACAGTTACTTTACCTAATGGAATGCCTTTATGGAAGTCTGAACTAATAAGATAGTTAAGTGCATAGTTGCCTGTGCCAACCCAATCTGTAGGATCGTTAAAGCCTACGCCCAATCCGTCAATGCTTTTTGTTAATGTTTTTCTAAATTTTGTTAAATCGAATGGTTTTGTCGCCATGAGTATACTCCGTACATTGTAACGTAGCAAGACCCCTTGCTACGTTAATCCGTTACATCTTAATTAGCCGCGATTACGAATTCTTGCTAAAATATCATTAGCACGAGAATCGCTTGATGCTGTAGGAGCTGCTTCTACTGCAGGTTGTGGAGTATAGGTATTAACAACAGCTGGCTCATCCCATGGGGCGTCTTCTTCAACTGTGGGTACTACGGGTGCAACTACGGGCGTTACTGTTGCAGTAGGTGCTGGTGCTGCGTTTTCGTCAAACTGTACGCCATATGGTCTAAAGTATTTGCCCCAACGTTCAATGTCGTATGCTTCACCATTAACAGATGCTTCAAACATTTCTACCATAACTTTAAGTTCAACGTCGCCTGGTTTTTTAGGTAAGTAATCTGCTAAGTTAGGTAAGCCAAATTTGTCAATTGCTGATCTTTCTTCTTCACTTAGTGGACGTGTATTTCTTTTCCATGTTGATGTTGAATAGTCTGCAAAGCCGCCTTTACTGCCAACGCGCAATGTAAAGTCAAAACCATTTACATAGTCTGTAGGCAATTCTGTATATTCTTCGTCAGTTAATGCTGCGTGAATTAGTTTGTTAATTTGTGGTCCAATAATAAATCTACGGATTGGATTTTCGGGTGGTTCTCTTTCTTCTAAGCCATCTTTAGGTACAAAGCCGTGATAGATGAAACTACGTTTTTTCCAATATTTACGACCCATTTCTTCTAAAGAAGGATCTTTAAACCAAGGACGCACTTCTGAAAGAATTGGACATACCGAACCGTCGTTGTACATTTCAACGCATGGTACATTTACTGTTACGGGTTTATTATCTGTTTGACCTTTAATACCTGCAAAAGGTAATTTGATTACGTTACGCTCAACCCAGAAAAACATGTTATCTGCGTTGCCGTCTGGAAGGAATCTAAAAGTTGCTTCGCCACCGCTTTTAATAGTCCAGAATGGATAAATTGATTTATCACCGCCTGTATTGCTATCTGTACTACGTGTTTCTGCCGCTTTTAGTTTTGCTCTGATTTCTGCGAGTGTTGCCATTTTAATATCCTATGTGTTTTGAGTTAACACACAGATTGCTCTGTGTGTTATATAGCCTATGTGTTTTTTATGTTTTATACTGTATATAATAAGTATGCCTTACTTTTAAAGTATGTGCGTATTATATACTCTTTTATTTATATGAGCAAGTGAAATCTTTCACTTTGTCAAATTATTTTACCATTTTGCTAATTGTACAATTCTAGCCAAACTGTCTTCATTTTTAAACGAAACTGATTCATGCATACCTGGCTCACCTGGGAGAGGATTGCGGAACATAGCTGGAGTATCTGGATCGTTTTGATCCCATCCACCAGACGGTTGTGCTGCAGATGCTGCTGTTTGTTGTGTTACTGTTCCTGGAAACACTTGGACACCTTCTGGTTTTTCTGGAGGTGGTGTTTGAATTGATTGGCCAGCTTCTTGTTGTTGAAGAGACCGTTGCATCTGTCCAAGTGCAGAGCTATTATACGCTGATTGTTGGGCGGTAGATGCCGGTGTAGGTGCTTGCTGGCTTTGGAATGCAGGAGTAATTGCTGCTGCACCTGCCGGAGCTGCTGCTGGAGCTGGTGTTTGATTAGGATCCATGTTCTTAATTGCTGCATCATATGCTGCTTTTTGCGTTGGATCAGTAGGTGCTGCCGGTGCTGGTTTACTAGGATCCATATTATTAGTAGCTTTTAAACCAGCGTCACGTTTATCAGATTGTGCTTGCCAATCTAGTGCTGCTTGTGTTTTTGGACCCATAATGCCGTCTGCTTTAATTGGATATCCTTTGGCAATTAAATCTTGTTGTTGTTTTAATACTGCCGGATCTGGTTTAGCTTGTGCAGGAGCTGCATGTGTAGGAGCTGCAGTTGTGGGTTTAGTTTGTACTGGTTTTCCTCCAGTTCCTGAAGTATGTTGTGCAGGTGCACCTGCAGATTTCTGTGCTGCAGCCCATGCAGCATTTTTATCCATACCACTTGCTATATTTGCGTTGTACGCTTGTAACACGGTTTGATGTTGTGCCGGAGCTGCAGTTTGTTGTGCTGCTACAGGTTTAGTATCAGTAACAGGCGGTGGTGGAGCAACGTATGCACCGCGCCCATGCGGGGCTGTAGTTTGTTGTGTTGCTGCAGTAGTTGCTGTAGTTTGTTGTGATGCTACAGGTTTAGTACCAGCAGGAACAACTCCTGCTTCATACATTGCTAACTTTTCATTTAATTGATTAACTCTAAATAAGAGTGCATTTTCTGTAATTTTTTTCATTATTATCCTCTTGCTAGTTGAATGATTCTAGCTAAACTGTCACCTTGACTAAATGTTACATGTTCGTTAAGTTCTGGTTGACGATCAAAGTCGCCTTGTGTGTTATCAAATGGTTCCGGAGCAACAGTTGATTGATCCATGTCTGCACGTAATTGATCATACCCTGCAATTCTATCCTGTGTTGCATTTGTTTGATTTTCCCAATCAATTGCTTGTTGTGTGTTAGGACCTAAAATGCCGTCAGCCTTGATATTATATCCTTTAGCACGTAGTTCATATTGCAACTTTTGAACAGCTGGATCAAACTTAGGAGTAGCCGACTTTGGTTGGCCTGCAGGATGCGGTTTAGCTGCTGCAGGATGATCTTGTGCATAACTAGTGTCCGACGGTTGAAACTCATGTGGAGCTGCATCAGCGTGTGGTAAATCGTATGATCCTGCAGGCGATAAGTCCGGATATTCTTCAGGATTAGTTAATCCTAAGGGTGGATAGTTTTCAGGATGATCTTCTGGATGGTCTGCAAAATCACCATGTGCTGCGCGGTTAAGTGCATTGTTAACATTATCTTTACCTTGATTCATGTAATCGCTAAAATTTTGCATAGGATGGTCTGTTGCGCCAATTGCATCAGGAGCATCTCCAAATGCATCTTGGCGGGTGTTAGCATTAAACCCGCCTTCGATTATTGCCATAGCCTCTCTTAACGATCTAACGGTATCTAGAAGTACGGTTTCTGAAATTCTTTTCATAATTGTTTCTCACTGTTTTATGCATTTTATGTTTGTCAATACTATCAAATCGTCTACGACCAAATGCTTCTAAATCTACTTCATCATCGGTTGGTTCTTGATGTCTAACACCTGCTAATCTTAGAACGTCATTTTGTTCTCTAGCGTCTTCACTTGGATCTAATTGATCTACTTTTTGCAATACTTCTCTAACATCATCTTCTGATGCGTTACTGTACTCACCGTCTTTAAAACTTTTAATAATCTTAGTTTTAACTCTAGTTCCGCCAATAGTAAAATTGCGTTCTTCTTTATTCCAGAATCCTGCAATCGAATTTAGAATTTGTTCTTTACCTGAGATATGTTCTTGTGTCGGTTCGCCACCGTCGTTGTCCTCCATATCGCATTCGCCATATCCTGCTTCACATGGAGTTATTCCACTCTCTCTAAGTGCATCACGGATAGTCATACCTTCTGCAAACATGGTTTCTAGTGTTGCACCGGCTGCTTTAGCTTTAATAAACTTAGCTTTGATTTTAGATTTTTTATGATGAATACCTTCTTGCATTGGAGGTGCTGGAGGTGCTGGAGGTGCTGGAGGTGCTGGAGGTGCTGGAGGAACTTCACTACCTGGAGCTGGAGGAACTTCACTACCTGGAGCTGGAGGAACTTCACTACCTGGAGGTAATTCACCTTCTGCACCTAGTTCTCCTTCTGGAGGCAGTCCATCCATATCAGGAGGCATTCCGCCCATGTCTAGAGGCATTCCGCCGCCTAGTCCGCCTAGTCCGCCGCCCATATCAGGTGTACCTTCAGGAGCTGCTGGCGGTGCTGCTATATCCGGAGGAGCAGATCCGTTTGCTGCAGGTGCCATATCTTGTCCACCAATGTCGCCATCACCAAATTTTAATTGAACTGCTACACCTGGATCAGTGTGCGTTACGTATTGTTGAATTAATGGGCGAGTATCTAAATCTGGATCAATATCTTTAAGTGCATCTAAGAAATCTGGATCGTCAATTAGTCCAGCTAAACTTTGAATAGCATTAACTCCATCTGGTCCGCCGCGCAATTCTTTTTCAAGAATTCTATTTAATTTGTCAATTGCAACTTTTTGTGCATCTTTGTTTGGGCTAAACAACTCATCTTTATCTTCAAGCATAATGCGATTAATAAATGATTCAAATGTTTGTTCAGGATCAAAGCTTTCTTTTTTATGGCTTTTATATCCTTTGTTTTTCATAGAGTGTGCTAATGCCCAAGGATTATCAATTTCCTTGTGTTTCTTCATTGCTTTAACAGTACCTTCCCATCCTTCTGGTGCTTTTTCATCTAAGAAATAATCTGAAGATAGTTCGCATACTGGTAATTCACTTTCGTCTACGATATTGTATAAAAACGGAAATACTGTTTTCATTTCTTCATTAAACGTGCGCACAGTTAATCGATCAATCCAATCATTCATTACAGTTTCTGGGATAATGCGTTCTTCTTTTTCAACAAATGATTCTGCAAATTGTTGATAGTATGCAGGGCGTTGTAAGCTATTAATTTCTTTTTTAACTGAGTCAATGCGCTCAATTACACGCGATGTAACGTCGCCCATTGCTTCTGATATTTGAGATTGGCGACCAACATACCCTTTAAATTTGCGTAAACTTGCTAATTCCTCACTAAGTTTAGTTATATGTTTGCCAATTGCATCGTATGGGTTGCCGCCGTGTTTAACATGTTCTGCTAATGCACGAGCACCTGGTAAGTGTTTATACGGGTATTTAAATCTTTCACCATCTGCGTTTTCTACATAAATGCTTTGAATATGCATAGTACGACCTGCAGCTAGTTCTGGATTAATAGGTTGGCTATGTTTAACAATTAACCGAGCTTCACCTAAGTTTTGGTAACTTATTTTAGAAGTTCCAAACATTTTACTTTCCATCATTGGTTGTTCCTTGGGTTTTGCTTGAAACTGATAGTCTCGTTTGTCTAAGTTGCTTTTTCCAATATTTTGTACATCAAAATTTAATAACCGATTTTTAGCAAATTGTCTAAATGATCTTATAAATTTATATGCATTGTGATGTGTAGCTCCAGAGTCGTCGTCAACTAAGTCTCCGCTAACTTGTACTACAATACCATCATCTAAGTCTAAAGTAATAGCAATAGTACCAAGCGGTTCGCCATGTTCTTCATATTCAAATTCAAAGAATCGAGCACGTGGTATATCAGTCTTTTTACTTAATACTTCTGCATTTTCGTCACCCATTTTAATATTTGAGAAACGTGTTTGTATTTTACCATAAAGGTCTAAAGCGATTTTATCTAAATTATTGTCCATGTTTATATTTATCACATATTAGAGGAAACAAATATTGGTAGAGGTGCTTCCCAGTCCTCAATTCTTTCTTCAATTCGCATTCTTTCAAATACCATTGGATCCCATTCTGCTAGTATATCGATCATTCTTACTATTAGTAATAATGCTGCTACTAAGTCATCGTGTTGTCCTGGTTTACCTTTAAAACTAATCCCGTGCGCAATAAAAGTTTTTAATTCAGATATTAATGGCTTACTGTTAATAGTCATTTTATCTTCTTCTATAAAATATTTTAATTTTGAACACGCAGCGATTTTATTATTAAATGTTGTATTGAATCCTTTGCGGAATTTACGAACATGCCCCTTTCTGCCAGGTTCACTTACAAATAACCCTGGAAATGTTTCTTCTCCTAAATTTTCAATTACTACTAACGCGCTTTCGCCCACTGTGTTGTTTTCTACTGACCAGTATATTGAATTATATTGATCGTATCCTAGTTCGTCTTGTATATACAACAACACTTCTCTAAGTAATTTTACTTGTCCTTGTATTGGAGTAATGTTATGATGCCATTCTGCTACTTGCTGCATTGATGGTAACTCAAATACTGTTATTGCAGAAAAGTCTCCACCTGTTCCTAAACTTGGATCTAATGCAATTAAATATAAGTTACCTGCAATTGGTTTCTTATACCAACGCACTTGTCCCATCTTTGTTGTTGGTTCTTTACCATATATTTCTACTAATTTTAAACTGTTAATAAGAGTTTCGTCGTATACAAGAAATTCGCAGCCATATTCACGTCTAAACTTTTCTTCACCTATACGACCAAGCTCTTCTTGTTTCCATGCATCGTCACGATCTGGATGATCCCACCAGTCAGACCGGAATCCAGCAAATCCGTTAATTCCGATCTTATCTGCCTTTTCATTTCCAAACTCGTCAAAATATTGCTGGCTTTCTTTCCATATAGTAGCAAATTGATCTTCGTCACTGTTTGGTGTAGATGTAATAATACAACGTCCACCAGTTGCTAGTGTAGGTGATATAGAAGTCCAAAACTCTTCAGCAATGTTAGGTTGCAAAAAAGCAAACTCATCGCAATATAATAACGAAATACTCATACCCCGCCCGGTTGTACCTGTAGTAGTCTGGCTTACAATACGCGAACCGTTATCAAACTCCATAGATCCTTTATTGTAACTTACTACACCGGCACGTATAAAGTCTGGGCAAAGTTCGTACCCATATCGTATACGTTGCATAATCTCTTGGGCACCTGTATATTTGTGCGCTGCAATTAGAATAGTTTGATCTGGATGAAACATTGCAAACCATAATAAGTATGCAGATGCACAAGTAGTTTTACCACTTTGGCGCGGTAACATATTAATATTAAAACGATGTGCATGATAGCAGTTTAACAAATTAACCTGATAATCAAACGGTTTAAATAACAGCTTACCTTTTACTGAATGTTGAATATGAAAAAAGTATCTTGAGAAATACAGATACCCGTCTTCAGGATCAGAACACAACAATATATCGTTAATTTGCTGTTCACTAAATTTTTCAGTTTTATGTGCTTTTTTTGTAAGGACACCGTCTAACGATTTTCCCATATGTAATCCTTTTTTTGTATTATGTATTTACAAAAAAAAGCGGACATAATGTCCGCTTTGTGAGTTAATCGTATTGTGGTTTCATCGGCTTATCAGTAGTATGGGCATAGTGTACAACTACCCCGTATCCGTGTCCTGCTCGCCAATCTTTGTACTTTTTGCCTTCAGTCATTGCACGTTGTTCTGCAGCTTTTAATTCAGAACTACCTTTTGGTCCACCTTTAAAAATTGCCCATCGTTTATGATCAATTAATACTTCGGCATTTAAAATAGGATCATGTGCTTCGATTATCTTTTTTTTTGTGTACGCTCTTTAACATCTTCATATAATGACGCAAGATGATTAACTAGTGATTCGTGACGAATGTTCCACGGGTTGCCACCGCCTGCTTGTTTAGGTGCTTCTCCGCCTTTACTAAACATATCGTCACCAACTGGAAACATTGAATCTAGATTATTAACGTGCGAACCGGTGTCGCCTTGTTTAGAATTGCCAAAACTATCACCAATGACAATGTCTGCTTCATCATTACCGAGTAGTTTTTTGTCGTCGTGATGCGAATGAGTCGGTTCACTGCTTGTATCACTACCGATACCTTTTAATACATCTATTAATTCACGAATACCATCTGCACCTTTACTGTTAATAGTAAGATTCATGTTTAATGACTCGTCAGGAGGATGTCCGCCTTGGATAATAGCTGCAGGCATTTCTTCGCTGCATTCATCAATTGAAGGTTCAGTTCCTTCGTCAATGTGTTGCATAGTTTGCAATAATTCTTTAAAGTCCATTAAAATTTCCCTAATTTAGCAGTTGGCAGTGTAACTTGTTTAGATCCAATTGCACTAGTAGTTCCAATTGATTTATCATATTTAGAAGTAACTTTTGCTGCTTTTTCAACAGGTGCTTTTTTTGCTAATAATTGATCGTTAACGCCTTTATATTGTTCGCCTTGATGTTTAACTTTACCAAGTTCTTTTAACAGTGACATTACATTTGATTGCCCTGCTAAATGTTGATTATTTTCTTTTTCATAATCTTTACCTAATAATGCTTCACCTGATTTTTCATCATTTTTGTGATTGAGTTCTTGCTCTTCTTGTTCTTTAAGATTGCGAACTTTAACACAGCATTCGCTTAACCCCAATGATTCAGCTGCAAGTTGTCTTACTTGAAAACTTGTTGCAGGATAAGTTAATATAATATCATATGTTGTAACACTGATATTTTTGTGTTCAGGAAAATCGAGTTGTGTTTCCTGAATCGGTGTACGTGTACTTCTTTGGAATAATTCCACTACAAATCTATCTAACGATCCTTTAAATTTATCAAGTTGCTCATCTGAAGGTTCTCCAGCAAGTTTAACTTTAAATTCATAAGATTGTTTTGATTCGAGTAAATGTTGTTTAAATGATTTCATAATGTATCCTTGATAATATATTTATTTCATATTCTTTAATTTTTCGATCAAACTGTTACGATCGGTTACGATAAAGCCATCGCCTTGAATATTAACGCTAGTATCTTCCGGATGTGCATCATTATCTAATTTTTGTTTTTTAATTTGAAGTTCAATCATTTTAAGTTTCTTATCTATTTTAGCGGATTTGGCATCAATTGCATTCTTTAACATACTAGCAGCAACTTCAAACACACGTCCGCTATATCTAGCTTCAACGTTCATTCCTAAATCCATTAAGTCGTCATATGCATCAGTTGCACGCTGCGCTAGAGCATCAAACTCTGTATCACTAATGTCTCCTAGACCTTTTACTTGTGGCAGAGCTGCTGATATTTTATCAAATTCAGCTATGTCTCTAAATAACGGTGTAGGAACAGGAGGTAGCGGTAGTTGTGCTTCTGATTCTTTTATAATAGTTTTACTTTCTGGTAAATTTAATAATTCTTCTAACTTACGCGTCATAGGTTATCCTTGTGTAATATACTATTTACGTTGTTTACCGCCGTTGTGAAAAATATCATCCTCATTTATAACCCTAAATACTAATCCATTTTGTTTGCAGTATGCATTAGCTGCTGCCCATTTAGCTTGATTTTTAATAAACTGTGCTTGATTATATTTGTTCTTACCAACACGTTCTAATATATGCTGACTTGCAGGTTTTATTTCAATTACTTCATTATGTATATGATTATTCTTATCTACATATTGAATAAAAAAATCAGGAAGGTAAATGGTGTTGCGATTAGTTAGTGGATCTCTATACGGAATAGTTATTGCTTCACTTGCCCATTTTTGAATACCGGGATTAGTATCGCACATGTTCATAAAGTTCCACTCCCACGAACTTCTGTAATACGGAACTTTAGTTCCTACATATTTCCCAGGATTAACTATGTTATATTTTCCTTTTGCAAATTTACGGCTGCTCATACTAATATATTTCTTTTTTCATACGCGCTATTGGTGCCCTTAACTCGATAACCAATTAAACTTGTTTTTTCTCTATATGCATTTAAAATTTGTGCAACAACTGATGATAACTGCATAGTAGGCACAACTTTAAGGGTATCTAATAATTCAAATACTGGTATATTATCAGCTTTAGCTTGATTTAATAGTACGATAGCAACTGTTCTTGCACTTGATAAATCAAAGCCACGTCTCTGAAAAAATCCAACCGTTGCATCAATATCATTTGATGGAAAGGTAACTGTATTAACATAATACTTGTCAAAGAATTGTTTAATTTCGGCTGCATTTGATGATGTCTGTGGTAAATTTGAATTCATAAATTTCCTTTATCGACCTGTATATGTAGGGGGATTAGTAGTAGTATCAGCAGTGCTAACAGTTGTGGTTTTCATTTTAGATTGCGTTGCTGCGGATGAATTAGCATTAAATTGTCCTACCGGAAGCGAAATATCTTGTACACCGCTAGCTGCCTGTTGTGATGCAAGTAACGAATTATAGGCTAGTTGCTTAGTACTTCCAGCTGCAGATTTAGATGTAATTTTATCACCATCAGTTGAATTAAGGTTACTTGGTGTTGACGGATCGGTAGAACCAAACCATGCTTTTGCAAATGAATGCGACCCTTCTGGTATACTGTTTATATCTTTATTTGGATCTATGTTTGATAACGGCGAGAGTGTAAGATCGTATAGTGGAGATAATGCACCGAAATTATCCATCTCGGATTTGTTACCATCATCGATATGATTAACCCATCCGGTATTAAACGACACTGCTTCGTATGCTATTTTCATATCAAATTCGTGAGATGCGGTTTCGTGATAACCTAATTTCCCACCTGTCCATGATGTAATTACCGGGTTGATTAATTTATAACTTACAAATTCTTTTCTTGACATTTGAAAAATCATAATATCTTTAAAAAATGGTTTCTTACGACCATTGTACCCATACGGTGACGTAATATAACTTGAGTTTAATGTTGCATTTTTTATATATGCAGAATCTTTAACAGAAACTGTAGGATCAGCGTAATAATATTTGTAATATAATTGCCACATTTGATTTACAAGACCCATGTTGTCATCGTGGAATGCAATATCAATATCATTATACTTATGTTGATATTGAACTACTTTTTTTCTATTATACTGATTTAGTACTTCGTGTTGTACTGAATATGAAGGTAAATTAACGCCTTTAACTAATAAATTAATTTCATCTTGAAGTGTTTCTACTAATCCTTTAATTGGGTCTGATTTCGGAACTGGGTTAACTACATCCCAATCGATATTAAAGGACACATGAAATAAAAATTTAGTTTTTGGTAATAATCTAAATTGATCGTCAGCAAAAATCCTAGACGCATGTTGCCGGCATCTGAGGATAGTTATTGGATCTGATTGTAATTCTGAAGTAGGTGTAAATGACATACATATATTTATCTTTTTAATAAAGTGGAGAGTTTTATACAGCAGTCAAAAAAAAGCCCGTATAAAACGGGCTTTTTTTAATTGAACTACTCTGTAGTAGTAACTACTCTGTAGTACTTTTAATAGTTGCTGTTCCACCGTCTGAATCAGAAGCATAACTAATTCTAGAAGCACCGGATTCTGTACTTCCAATGCCACCGCCGACTGTTTGAATACAGTTGTCAGGTTGAATTGATAAATCGATTGTCATACCAGTACCTTGATCTGAATATTGTAATTGTCCAAATGTAGACGATATAATATAACATCCAACACATTCCCATGTTTCTAAAATGTTTGGAGAACCGTCTGTAATAGAGAATGTTCCTGCGTTTCCGCCATCTAACATTTGAATTGTCATATTAAACTTATAATCGCCTGCTGCTGCAGCTGAACTTTGTTCATAGAAATCAAATTGTTTTTGGTTTTGTTGACCAACAAGTTTGTTAACTACACCTGTTGAATCGTCACGTAATTTAATTGAAATTGGATCCCAATTAGCTTTGCCTGCATAATGAATTGTACTGTTATATACATCAATTTTTTGATCAGCAAATTTAACTGTTGGACGATTTGCTTCAACAATTTGTTTAGTTAATTGTAATCCTGTATCTCCATCAGTAAGACCAAAATTTGAAAATAACACTCTAAAGCGATATTTCAATTTAGGCATTAACATTGCCTCATTTGTAGTGTCCTTATCTATCGGAACTGAAAAATTAGTTAACGATGTAATGCCTGGTGGTGTGTCTGTCTCTGCCATTGTTTTCTCCTTATTTTAATGATTCGCCGGTATTTCTCAAACGCAACGGAATATAAATAAATTCTACTGCCTTCATTGGTTGAATTGCAACATCAATCCATAGTTCACTACGATCAATTCTATCTGGCGTATTATTTTGTCCGTCACATTGGACTGCGAAATCCATAATTCCTCGTTTAGACATAACATCAGTAAAGATTGCTTCAACTGCTTTTTTAGCTTCAGACCGTGTTCTTGGATCATTTGGTTCAAATAAGTATGATCTAGTTGCTCTTTCAAGCTGTCTACGCAAAAATACTACCAACCGAGCAACGTTAATACGATCTAAAGATGATGCGTTAGGCGAACGTGTATATTGACCAAAGTTAACAATCCCTTGTCCATCAAGGTAAGTAATTGGATTAACTTTAATATCGGCCAATGTATCGCGCAACCCGTTGTTTAATGCAATTGTTTGATATTTACCAGAGCTTGTAACATAACCAGTTGAACTAATGTTAGTAATAGCACCTCTGCTAGTTCCAGCTGGCGCAAACCACGGATAAGATTTTTGATCGTTTAATGCAATTGTTGTTAACATCATATGCGATGGAGGAAGTACAACATTTAATCCTTTGTTGTCGCTTGCCATACCCCAGGGATAGAAAAACGCTACATATGGATCAGCACTAACTAAACCGTCATCGTTATCTTCTGTTGCTAACTTAGCATTATGTCCCCAGTTGCTAATATCAGTTGCGTTAGGTGCTAAACGAGCAGGACTATCAGCAATAATAAATGCAGTAAGGCCACGATCTGAGTTTAACACTCTTAATTCTCCAACTAACTCAGGATACCCAGGAGCAGCAAGTAAATTAAATACACGTTGTTCTGTATCACGAACTTGAAAATTAGTGTTAACCAATGCTTGTAATGACTGAATAACAACCTTACGTTGTGCTTTATAACCAAATGAACCAATACCGTTGCTTTGGTTTCCTGATTCAGTTACCCAACGAGAAGTTGTAGTATAACCATTAGTTTCATTCATTACTTCGTCATTACGGCGTGTGTTACGGTGTAATGGATTAATATATGTTTTACGATATTTTTTAACGTTATTACCACTTCTACGTAAATTCCATAACAGCATACCTTTTGCATATAATGCAGGATTTGGTGCATCAAAATCTACAAAGTTAGCAGCATCGTTTAATGCCTGTGCTTGTGCAAATGTTAAATCACCGCCTTCTGAAAAACCACCTAACATATCTGATAATAAACCCATGTCAGGTCCGCCATTAGTACTCCATCTTGCATCAGCAAAAATAATACCATTTTCAGTAGTATGATCAGTAGTATCCATTAATTCCCATTGTTTATCAAAATCAATATATCTGTAAATTTTTGGATAGTTGTTTAAATCTGACATGTCAACCCAAATATCACCTTCGGCTAATGCACCACCATCTGATTGTAATTTTGGTTTTGTTGCAGAAACAAATGGTCCTTTTGGATTTTTTAATATACCTCCTGAGTTGTAATTGTTAAATGCCACCCATGTAGGTGTTCCATCAACAATATCTAAGAACATAAGATCAACGTCTTCAACTTTAGAATCAAACCACAATTGTCCTTCTGATGGGCCACTAACTGGTTCTTTAGGAGTTAAATGAGCAAATGATGATAATCTATCTGATGTATATTCGGTCCAGAGTGTAGCAACAAATCTATTATGAACGGTAGGTGTACCACCTATAGTAATTGTAGTGTTGCCACCTGGATGAGCATAGAAGTTTAATGACGAATTTGCCAACCCAGACGGTGTAGATGGATTACCAAACAACTTAGTAACAATGTTATTAGGTGTTGTACCTGTTTGTGCAAATTCAATTTCACCACCTGTTGCATGTTTAATAGCAATTTTACTTCCTACTTGATATGCAGTAACATTAGTTGTTGCACCTTGACTAACATTGTTAATTCCAAAAAGAATTGCATCAATAATAGTTTGAACCGTTGCATCCGACGCAATAGTACCAATTACTACGGTTCTTGTAATTAACGAATTAGATCCAGGAACACTTTCACTTAATCTAAAAGTTGCACTGTTGCTTGGAGCAAATGTCGTTCTTTTAATTTCAACAGATTCGATTATAGTAGCGGTTGTATTACTTCTACGATACAACTTAAATGATGCAGAAGTTGGTGTAAGTTCTGCATCATTAGTTTTAGCATAAACTGTATTACCAACAATGTTTAACCCGCCGCCTGACGAATCTAACCCGTTTAATGCGCTAGCGTTATTTGGATATACTGAAACAGTTTTTGGAATCCATGATTTAGCTGCCTGTTTATAAACACTGATCATTAGATCAGTACCTTTATTAATTGGAGTTGTTTTAATCCAAACTGATCCAGACGGTCTATTATTTGTTTTAATTTTAAAATCCGGAACTGCAGTATGTGGTGCAATAGATAATGCTGGTGCATAAAATACTGACGCAGCAGGTGTTCCTGTGTTGTCATTTCTTAAATTCAAACTAGCAAATGCAGTAGAGTTAGTTCCATCTAAACTAATGTTAACACCGGTTGAATACAAGTATAATTTGCTGTTAACTGCACGAGCAGAAACTACACCGTTAAGTACAACGTTATTATTAATGTCATCTACAATTGCAGCTAATGTTGTTTTGTTAGTAGTTGTTTGTGGTAATAAATCGCCTGCAGTAATAACAAGTTCGTCAGCAATAGAAATATCTGTATCATCTACTACTGCAGTACTAGAAACAGCTGGAAAACTAGCAGCCCATTCTGCAGTACCGACTTCAACCCATACCGGAGGAATAGTGATACCAATGCCTGGTCTTTTATACCATAATTTCATAAGACTAGTTACTGCAACAATTGCATAAGATCCCGGAGCTCCAACACTTGATTTTGGAGTAGATCCGTCTACATCAGTAGATTCTGTAATTACAGTTGGAATTTTGTTAACAAAAGTTTGTCCAGTTAGTGCTGATCCAGTACCTGATGATGGACGACTATCCCATTCAAAAATACCCCATTTTGAACTGCTAGTGTCTAACCAAAATGTACCGTCTTCTGGAATTCCTGCTGGAATAACAGTTGTGCCAACTAATTGTGACATGTCAATACTTGCACGAGCTACATACGCGCGGTTTGCTACACCTAAATAACTGTAAGCAGCTTGTAATCCATACTCATTTTGTTCGTGAGCATGTTGTGCATTATTATTTGAATCAGTTTTAAAAACTGGTGTACCAAATGTGTCTAATAAATCTTTTTGACCAGTAAGTAGATATACTTTACCGTCATTTTCTGCTAAGGTTCCTGGAGCAATTCCTGTTCCAGCATCTGTTAATTTATTTGAAGCAGAGGCAACAAAAATTAAAGGGATTGTACCAGCAGGTGCGGCAGTGTATGCACTTTCATCGGTGATTGAAACGCTTACCCCTGGTGAACTGAGTGTTTGAGCCATATTATAATCTCCATATATACAAGTTCTAACTGTATTTATAGGAAAATGTAATTTTATGGCGTTATATCTTAATTATTTCCGTTATTTTTGCGTATAATGCATCAAGTGTGCTGTTGTTGTCTATCGTGTAGTCTACAGTTAACCCGTACCATGCCCATTCACTTTCGTGTATTCCAAACTCTTTTAACATTAAGATGTCATCAATATTACCTGCAAATGCACCTTGTGCATAGGTATGCCAATCTGGGTCTGGATATCGTTTTACACGAACAATTTTTCCATCTAACCGTTTTATAGTTGCAAATTCATTTGGAAATCTACAATCGCTAATAACAACGTTAGTGTCTATATTTCTTAACTTATTTTCTAAACTAGCAATCCAAATATCGTCATGAAAACTTCTTCTGCATACTTCTGTACCCCATTGCTGCAATACATACCGAGGGGTTAAGTTTGGAATATTTAATTTATCTGCCCACCATTGATCAACTTGTTCACGCCATTCTCGTGAGTCGGTAGTTTGACCTTCTAACAATGTTCTATCCCATCCAAACACCGCAGCTACTGCATCTTTTAATGTTCCTGCAAAACTTTCACGTTTAAAGTTATGTTGATTAACTAAGTAATCTGCAATAGTATCCTTACCTTCGCTTATATTTCCCACAATACCGATTATCATATTATTCTCCTAAAATGGTATTATACACTAATTTTAGAAGAATGTCAAATCAGCCAATCACAAAAGTATAACCTGATCCGCCGGATATATATGTTTCAAGTTCTTTGTCAAGCGCAATAAGCTCTTCTTTACCTGCAGATTTCATATCATTACCATTTAACGTAATGCCGCCGCCTGGGCCTGCAATAGTTGAAAACAAACTACGTGCTTCTCCTAGCATAATTTTACATGTAGCAAGTGTGTAATCACGCAACCATTGTTTAGCATAGATGTCAGTTAGTAATACAAAGTCAGGACGATAATTGTGTGACTTAATTAAAATCTGTTCACCTTGTGCAAATGGTCGTTGTAAGATTGTTAAGATATGGCTTTGTGGTTTCCATTTGAATTCAATATAACTACCAAACATTTTACCAACTAATTTTTGATATCCTGCAAATAATTCGTAAGTTGCAAGTCCGCCCATCATACTTCCACTCATTAAGTATGTGTTAGTGTATGCTAAGTTAAATGGTTCAAATAATGTACCGCCTGCACCCATACCAGACCGTGACCCAATAGCACGTCTAAATACGCTTTGTACTTCTATAATTTCATCAGGTAATCTGTAATCATTTTGATCTTGTACCAGTTCTAAAAAGCTGTAACTTTCTTCTACAGCATTTGGACTGCGTTGTCTAAAGCGAGTTAACGCTCTGTCTAAAGCAGTTTCGTAATGAATTGGGTCGAGGTCCAAATCAATCATTCCCGCACCTAACATAGTGCTTACATATTCAAATACTTTATTTCTTTCTATCAATGATGTTGTTTCGTCAGACATAATAGTTCTCCTACTATATTTATCTTACGATAAATATGATAACACTCAAGGAGAAGTAATATGCCGAGGCTTAGTCTTTATAAACCCGAGAAAGGCAATAACTACAGATTTATCGATCGTCAAATATCATTGATGTTTCAAGTTGGTTGCACAGATTGCCACGTTCATAAATATTTAGGACCTAAAAATCCGTTAGAAGGAACTGCTGATCAACCAATATATGATGTAATAAAAGAAACAAATATTCAAGATTTATTATTCTTAGAAAACCGTGATCGCAAGTATG